CAACCATGTTCGTGTTTAGCGAACAACTTCTAATTCAGCCAATCCCAAACCAAGGAATTGAGCCGAATAACGGAAGCTTGCTGATGGTTACCTAACGTGCTACCAAGGTAACACGCTCCCACACTGTGCCAACTTACAACTGTTGAACAGTGAATCTCCTTATAACGTACGTCGCGGTTAGCCTTTTCAGGTACCGTGTGCTTTACAAAGTGGGAGAACCCAAAAGAGGAGCTAGGATCGCTTTCATCGGCATAATACCGATAAGATCCAGACAAAGCACGATAAGTAGTAATAAAACCACTTTCGTTAGTAACAACACTACAAGGACAAGCCTTGAAGTATCTATACTCTTTGCGGTATAATCGAAACGAAGGGAACAAAATACCTTCGTCAGGGTTATGATAGCCCGGGACAAAATTAAAAGTCTTCGCATTATACAATCTCCTTGCTAAGTAACGCAGCGAGTTTATTATCGTAACGTTATTTCGTACACTCCAAGCTAGGAGTGTGTTGTAACTAGCAGTTAATCCTGCTCTGGTGCGAAGGTCGCGAATGTAACATGGTGTTACATCCTCACCGTCGAAAAAATCACCACCGCAAGATTCCCTAAATCCACCTGTATTGTATGACTTACTCTTGTTAGTTTGAAAACCGAACTTACTAAGTAATTCAGTAAACAAATCAAACATCGAGGAAGGTACAATAATGTCATCTCCAAAGACGGAAACTTTAAGTTTCCCCAAAGGATCGTGACAATATTTTAACAGGTACTTATTTGGTAAATCAAATAAGATTGCACGTAAAGCCACAGCCAAGCTTGTAAAAAGCAAGGTCTGTAAGGGGAACGTAAAACCGTTTCCCATCGTGCAAAAGAGATTTAAAGGGCCCTTCAAAACACATCCATTCGAAAGTCTAGCTGAAAAGCTAGGAGATCGTGTGGTTTCTAACATTGATAGCCACTCAGGTGGCATCAATTTTTCTACTAGTTCTTTATGTATCGAGTCGGACGCCTTGCGAAGATCGATAGTGCCGTACAAGTTGGATTCGTTGAAACGAGATCCGACTTGTGCAAGCGCTTTATTTCGATCTGCTGCAAGAAAGCCAGACCCTGATATTTTAAGACCAGTAAGCGATAGAGCGTGTTTTAGATAGCTACCTAAGCCCAACTGACAATAACCGTTGAAAGACGGTTCTGTCATAATACAACGGGCTTCGGAACTATTCTTGGGAACTGCAGAGAGTTTGCCACCTTCAACGACAACAACCCGTGAGAGGACGTTTTTTATCTCGTCTTCACTTAGGTTTTTATTTCCATTAATCACTAATGGAAGAAGTTGTCTACACTTCAACGTCGAACTTAAATCGAAGATTTTTTCTATCGAAGGAAGTTCTGGATCAAAGTTGATACTTGCCCTAGGACCGAAATAACAGTACTGGGACAACAACTCAAAATCCAACGTTGATTGTTTGAAACTATTTTTAGTATTTAAACGTGTAAAAGTCTCGAGGGTCTTATAGATAAAATCGTTAGCGTATGACAAAACATCGTCAGACATAACTGTTTTACCGTTCCATGAGAATGCTTCATTTCGTAGATCTAATCTACGATACGAGGAATTATCATGGCAAAACCATAACATAGCATTATCCTCCAAAGTACGAGTATGAGAAGAACGAAGCTTTTTAAAAGCACGCTCTTTCATGCGTAAAATCGCAGGAGTTTGAATATTATTTTCGAGCTCTTTGTTGAGTAAACGTATAAATGACGCTTCAAACGAAGATTGTTGATTTATCGGCAAACCGAAGTTTCGATTCACTTTTTTACATTTACTATTGGACTTACGTAATTTCATGATTGGTTATCTCCATTTCATGACTCTCGCTGAGCTATTCGTTAGAATAGGCCTGTAATACACACATCGGCAACGCCAGAAAGCTGTTGATCCAAAGCACCTTGGTGCAATTGGAGAGCAGCTTTAACGTCGCCTGGTGAGTAGTTTTCAGCACCAGCAGGAATCGTGATATAGGATTCAACCAAAATCATCGAATTGGTAGTAGAGTTAACTTTCGTGCCTTTGCGGGTAACAACTTTATACTTATTTTTAGGTACAGAAGGAGTTACACCAGTAATGGCATTAGGTTTAGCTGCTACTTTCAAAACTGATGGTTTAATGAAAGTGTGAGTAAAAGGAAACGCAATGCTGTGAGGCACTACGCTAGCGAAACCAACTACAGACACGTCATTGACTGCCCACTGTTTTCCGTTAGGAAAAGGAGCAGTATCATTGACGACTGAAAATACAGAATCGCTCTCGCCGACATAAGCGTCGTGAATAGGACTTGTTAAATTATACATAATTAAACACCAAAATGGTTAATGCCGTCTGCTTGGAAGATGCATAGGTTCTCTAACAATATTGAACTTAGCATATTCGGCATCCGGGATACGAGAAGAACCGTGCATAGGGTTACCACGAGAAGTGGACTTAATGCCGGAGTTATTTAACAACTTCTCAACATTTCTTCGACGATTAACGTCGAGAACTGCAAGAAGGTTTGCTAGCTTATTACCTGCGTAAGCAGAAATTTCGTCTAGGTCCTTAATCCTAAAAAACGGAATAGGGACGTGAGAAGAACAATCACGTATGAATTCTACGCGTTGAGTCTCAACGTCTAGACCTTGTACTACAGTTGTATTACCTCCAGGCGTCATTTCGCCATTACTATAGTATCGCCGAGTGGCGACACCTTTGTAATTGACGTAACCCCAATTAGGGGGAGGAACTTGCATTGCGAAAGCATCTAAGACTCTTTGGATATTTGAAAAATAATCAATTAACCAAGAATAACTGAGAAGCTCCCACGCAGCTGAAGGCACCTCTCCTAAGGAGAAACCTAGATTTTCGGCCGTATCTCCAAAACTTTTGGAAGGGTCGAACCAACTGGGCGGAAAGCTATGATAAATTTTAACTTTCGCTGAGATAGTATCTCGAGAAAAAGTTTTCATTTGTGCTGCACCTCCCCACCAACCGTAAGGTCCTTCATAGGACTCATGGCTGTTGTACTCTTCCGCACCTTTACCTATAACAGATAATTGTGGCGGCTGCGCTCCCCATTTACTTCTAGCAAGGGAATTCGCAATATCCTCAGCATCCTTGATCATGGGTTTTATCCCAAATGACCAAGTTAACCAAACATCAGCAGCATGCGAAATAAAATCTCTTTTAGACATTTTAATCGATCGCTGTTTTAAGGCTTGAGCTACAAGCTTAGTCTTATCTGATATGGTTCCAACAGTCCTGCCAAAATCGCGAAATTCGACGATCGGGACAAGAGCTTGCGCTTTATGTTGGGCTGAGCGTGCGTTCTGATAAAAACTCTCACGGGCTTTCGTTAATGCATTAACATATGCATCAGAACCAAAACCCGAAGGAAAGACACGATAAGGATAAGTTCCATCTATATCCATATCAAGTCCTTCTCGATAGCCATGATGGCCTCGAGTAGAAATAGAACGCACTGAAGGTATGCTAGATACCTTGTAAGAGAGTACAGTATTGGTATAAGGTGTTGTCGCGTTTTTCCCGTTCTTGACTAACGTCTTCCAACCCGGAAGCGTTACCCCTACTTGAATTTTTCGTTTCTTACCTATTCGGGTATGATCGATTTCAGTAGTTAAGATATCGTCAAAGAAGATTTTACCTCGGACATTAAATTCCTCGGATTCAATCTTATCTTTAACAAGTTCTTTAGAACAGTCAAAACTGGGACAAGTCATAGCAATTACTCCATACAAGCTAGCGCGAGGTCATAGACCTCACAGAAAATCCATTCGGTATAAGACCCGAATGGTTGGACAAACGCAATTTAATAGTTGCAATTGCCAGAAGACGCCCTCGC